GAAGAAGAGAAAGAAGAAGAGATGGCTTACGCTACTAAGGAAGAACTTACTGCTGCTATGGATGAACTCAAAGGTATGATTGATGAAATCAAGTCTATGATGTCACCTAAAGAAGAGGAGATGAGCGAAGAGGTAGTTGAAGAGCAAGTAGAGATGTCTACTGATGAACCTGCTGCGAAGCCTATCAAGCACAACCCAGATACGAAGACTCCACAGATGCACAAGTTTGCTGAAGGAGCGAGAAAGGACACACTAAGTAGAATCTTTGACAAGTTAGGATAATGAAGCAAGTAGAAAAGATATGGGCAGAGCTTTCTGCTAAAGCACAGGAAGTAGAAACTCCTCAAGAAGTTGAGTTGAGTGAAGAGCAAGTAGAACTTGGAATATCAGAAGAATTAGATGCTATTAAGCAATTGATGGATGGCATTGATTTAGACATCGGTGATAGCGAAGCGCAAGGACTTGTTAAAAGAGCATACGATGCTATTAAACTTCCTTCTAAAGCAAGAATGTCTGCTATGAAATTAGAAAAGGCATTAAAAGACTTGCAATCAGCAGGAATGGGTAGTAGTCGTATTGCTAATGCAATTCAACAAAAACTTGATACTATTGAATTAATGAGTAATCAAGCTAAAAGATTAAGAAAATTGCTTGGTGATATGGTAGGAGAGTTTAGCAAAAGATAAACAACCACTACAATACTATAAGGGAGGGCATTGCTCTCCTTTTTTTTGTAAAAAACTAACACCTACAACATTAGTTAGTTAACCTTATAAGATTTAGAATAATCAACTTTAAAAAGAAATAGAAAATGGCAACATCAATTACTACAACTTACGCAGGTGAGTTCGCAGGGAAGTACATCTCCGCTGCATTGTTGAGTGCTGATACCATTGAAGGTGGTGGTATCACCGTTAAGCCAAATGTCAAGTATAAAGAAGTAATGAAAACTCTTTCTACTAACGCATTGGTAAAAGACGCTGCTTGTGACTTCGCTGACCAAAGCACAGTTACACTTGCAGAAAAGGTTTTAACTCCAGAAGAGTTCCAAGTAAACTTAGAGCTTTGTAAAAAAGATTTCCATAGCGATTGGGAAGCAGTACAAATGGGATACTCGGCTTACGATAGCCTTCCTCCATCATTTGCTGATTTCTTAATCGGTCACATCGCTGCTAAAGTAGCACAGAAGACTGAAGAAAACATTTGGCAAGGTGCTACGGCTACCGCAGGTGAGTTTGATGGCTTTACTGCTCTATTGGCTGCTGATGGTGATGTTATTGATGTAGTAGGTACTACGGTAGATGCCTCTAATGTTATTACTGAGTTGGGTAAAGTAGTTGATGCTATCCCTACTTCAGTTTACGGAAAAGAGGACTTGTACATCTATGTATCTCAGTCTATCGCTCGTGCTTATGTTCGTGCTTTAGGTGGATTCGGTGCTAACGGACTTGGTGCTAATGGTGTGAACAACGGAGGTACTACTTGGTACAATGGTGGTGACTTAGCGTTTGATGGTGTGAAGTTATTTGTTTGTTCTGGTATGCCAGACAACGATATGGTAGCTGCACAGAAGTCTAACTTGTTCTTCGGTACAGGTTTGTTGAGCGACCACAACGAGGTGAAGCTAATTGATATGGCTGACCTTGATGGTTCTCAAAATGTTCGTGTTGTAATGCGCTTTACGGCAGGTGTTCAAATCGGTATCGGTGCAGACATCGTTTACTACACTTAATAGGTAGTTTAGTTTAGTTAATAATTAGGGCAGGTAGGCTGATGCTTGTCTGCCCTTTTTTAATAAAAAAGAATAGAAAATGGCTTGTGATTTAACAAAAGGTCGTGCTTTACCTTGTAGAGAATCGGTAGGTGGTCTTAAAGCAGTTTACTTTGTAGACTTCGGAGACTTAGGTACTATTGATTTGACTGCGGATGAGGTAACTGATATGACAGGAACATTCTCTGCCTACAAGTATGAGCTTAAAGGCACATCAAGTGTAGAGCAAACGATTAACGCATCTCGTGAAAATGGAACAGTATTCTTTGACCAAGCGGTTACTCTTTCTTTGCCTCAATTGAGCAAGGAGGATAACAACGAAATCAAGTTATTGGCATACGGAAGACCTCACATTATTGTTGAGGATTATAACGGAAATGCTTACTTGGTAGGTCGTGAACACGGAGCAGATGTTACAGGAGGTTCTATAGCCTCTGGTGCTGCTATGGGTGATATGAGTGGATACTCTCTAACATTCAACGCTATGGAGCGTACTGCTGCAAACTTTATTGCAGGTGCAACAGATGGTAACCCATTTGCAGGTATGACTTCTGCTACAGATACTATTGTTACCTCGTAATAAAGTAGTATCTTTGTAAGACCTACGACATAGGTGTTTTGGTTTTGGGATAGGGTAGCTCTTCGGGGTTACCCTTTTCTTTTTCATAACACTTACCTCTATTAGTGGTTAACCTATTATGCATATAGTAAACACTAAGAGTTTATCACAAACAATATATATTGCGCCACGCAATACTCTATCTTCGGGTAGTGAATATATATTGCGTATTACAGATGAGGAGACTAATACTGAATCGGACACTTCATCTATAGAGCAGTCTATCACAGGTAATTATGTTACTATACCTTTTGAATTTTCATTCACCTTAAATAGATACTATTCTTTTGTTGTTTTAATTGAAGGTGACCCACAAGAAGAAGTATACAAGGGAAAGATGTTCTGTACTAATGCAACAGAATTAGAGAAGTTTAGTGTCAACACAGGTGAGTTCTCTTACTATGAGGATACTGATAATGATAATCAATACATTTACCGATGAGTAATATACGAATCGTTAACCTCGCCTCACATACAACCCCTGCGGTAGTTGAAGACAACCGTAAGGAGTGGGTAGCGTATGGCGAAGACAACAACTACTTCCAATACCTTATTGATAGGTACAATGGTAGTGCGACAAACAACGCTATCATCAATGGTATGACCGAGCTTATGTACGGCAAGGGATTGTCTGCGACTGATGCCTCTCGTAAGCCAGAGGCGTATGCTCAAATGATGAGCCTATTCAAGCGTTCTTGTTTGCGTAAGGTAACCTTTGACTTAAAAGCATTAGGTCAAGCAGCCTTCCAAATCATTTACAATAAGGATAAGAGTAAGATCGTACAGGTAGCACATATGCCTATAGAGACACTACGCTTTGAGAAGATGAATGAAGATGGTGAGGTATGTGGGTACTACTACTCTAAAGATTGGACAAAGATTCGTAAGAGAGGGTATGAGCCAACAAGAATACCTGCCTTTGGTCACGGAGAGAAGGGAGATGCTTTAGAAATCTATTGTATCAAGCCTTATCGTTCTGGGTTCTACTACTATTCTCCTGTAGACTATCAAGGGGGTATCCCTTATGCTGAGTTAGAAGAGGAGGTAGCAAACTACCACATCAACAACATTAAGAACGGTCTAAGCCCTTCTATGTTGATTAACTTCAATAACGGAGTACCTACTGAGGAGGAGAGAGAACTTATAGAGCGTAGAATCATCCAAAAATTTAGCGGTACTTCTAATAGCGGTAAGTTTATCCTTGCGTTTAACGATAATAAGGAGATGGCTGCAAGTATTGAGCCTGTACAACTATCGGATGCGAGTGAGCAATACCAATTCTTAGCTGATGAGAGTATGCGTAAGTTGATGGTAGCACATAGGGTTACCTCACCTATGCTTATGGGTATTAAAGACCAAAGTGGTTTAGGTAACAATGCTGATGAGTTGAAGACTGCAAGTCTCTTATTCCACAACACGGTTATACGACCTTTCCAAGAGATGATCTTAGATGCTATAGATGATATCCTTGCTTACAATCAAATAAGCCTTAACATCTTCTTCAAGACACTACAACCTTTAGAACTCCAAGCAGATATTACTGAGGAGCAAAGAGAAGAACTTAGTAAGGTTGAGGATAGTATAGAGATACAAGAACAACTAAGCGAGGATAGCCGCCCTTTTCTTGATGACAAGTTAGCCCACGAGATGTTAGATGCATTGGCTGACTTGGGTGAGGAAGAGCCAGAAGGCTATGAACTCGTTGATGCAGAAATTGTAGGTGATGATGAACCCGAAGACTTTGATGTAGAGAACTACCTCAACGGACTTACTGAATTATCAGCAAAGCAAGATAGCACTCAAGATGGAGACATCTATAAGGTGAGATACAAGTATGTGAAGGGTACTAAGAAGACTGCTAAAGGCAGTTCTCGTACTTTCTGTAAGACTATGCTATCTCAAGGGAAATTGTACCGCAAAGAGGATATTGGTATGATGAGTGCAAGAGGTGTTAATAAGAGCTTTGGACACAAGGGTAGAAACTATTCTTTGTTTAAGTACAAGGGAGGGGTAAACTGCTACCATAGATGGGAGCGTAGAATCTACAAGAAGAAGTTGAAGAAGAACGGAGAACCTTACGGTGGCGATGCACTACGAGGTACGAGATATGTTAATGTTAACCAAGCGGTAAGAGAAGGATTTAAGCTACCTAAAAACCCTAAAGAGGTTGCAGTAGCACCAATAGATATGCCAAGACAAGGGCATCACCCTAATTACAAAGGATAATGGCAAAAGTATTATTTATAAAGAGAGATGACATTGTACGCAATAGCGTACTCTCTGGTAATGTAGATAGCGACAAGTTCCTACAATTCATTGAGATTGCTCAAGAGATACACATACAAAACTACTTAGGCACTAAGTTGTACGATAAGTTGCGTAATGATATTATTGGAGGTAGTGTACCTGCTGCTTATGCTACGCTATTGGATGACTATGTACAACCGATGTTAATACATTGGGCTATGGTTGAGTATTTACCTCACGCTGCCTACACGATAGGTAACGGTGGTGCGTATAAGCATACTGCTGAGAATAGCATAGCAATGGAGAAGAACGAAGTAGACTTTTTAACTAACAAGCATAGAGACATTGCAGAACACTATACTCGTAGGTTTATTGACTTTATGGCTTTTAACAATTCTACTTATCCCGAATATAACACGAATAATAACGATGATGTACACCCAGACAAAGATGCAGTCTTCAATGGATGGCAACTCTAAGAAACGCTACAAGGTCAAAGAGGTTAACTTAAAGAAGCTCAAGAGGCTTGTAAAAAAATTAGAATCCAATGAGTGATTTAGAAGGCTACGGTAAAATATACGAGTCCACTTGGTGGGGAGTAGGTCGTGATAACAACATTAGTTGGGGAGATGTCTATGCTACTTTAGGAGGTGCTCCATTACTTGATACTTATACAGGTGCAATAGCAGCATATTCTTTAAGGAAATTGAATTCTTCATATAGTGGTGATGCAATTATTGTTACTACTGATGGAGTAGATAGTCAAGCAATAGGCTTTAGCGGTAATGATTTAGATACTGCTACTCTGGAATCATTTGCAGGAAGCGGAGATGCTTATGTTAGCACTTGGTATGACCAAAGCGGCAATAGCAGAAACTTTACGCAAAGCACTTTGGCGAATATGCCTAAGATAGTTTCAAGCGGTACAACGATAACACAAAATAGTAAGCCTATTGTAGAGTTTGATGGCTCTACGAGATATATGGATTTGTCGGCAAGGCAAACTTTCTCGGATGAGTTCTTTATGACTTTTGCAATGCG